GAAAGAAAATATCATTGCCTAAATAAACCCCACAATGATTGCCTACAGAGGCTCCTATTGAGAATATTAATAAGTCGTTTACTTTTAAGTCTGTTACCTTACTGAAGCCCCACTCTTTTATGTGTTCTTCGGTAAAGTAGTCTTCTCCGACTTCCCACCAATCATCTAAGTAAGGTAGTCTTTTTTGTAATTCTATTCCAATACTGCTATAGTGATCTCGCGCAGCTTCTAAACAGTCAAACTTTCCAAAGTCATACTCTCTACCTACTAGAGGATTGAACGTAACTCTAGGCTGTAAAGTATGTAGCTCCATTTGGGGAAAGCTAAATATGTAATAAGGAATACCCAAAGCATTGCAGTACTTTATATCATTTTCACTAGGCAGAGCTTCTCCATCGGGATGGCTATGTACAATTGCTATTATATCGGCAGCTTTTCTTACTTCTATAAATTCTTTGGGATCAAGTATAAAGTCGTCTTCCCCTTCTGCAACATTAGTGCATGGGTACCACTTCTTTTTCCCCTTTACTACTGCTATTATGCCACATCCTTCTCTGGGGTATTCTTTTTCAAAGTGATCTCGTATTTCTTCTATCATCTAAACTTTTTACTTCCTGAGAAAGCCCCGAAAGGTAGAGGTTGATTAGTAAGCTTTTCCACTGAAGGAATGGAGTTACTCGAAGCAAGAGAGTTAGGCTTGAACTGAAATCGGGCTTTGCAAGAGGACAACTTCTTGCCACATACGTCGCCTCGTAGCCAGTATCTTGAGTTAGCTTCGGGAGTATTTCCAGTATTTGCTAAGACACACTTCCACACAGTATCTGAATGCAAAACAAAGTTATCTACCACATAAGAGTCGTTTTCGTCCCAAGTCACATATCCCTTAACTCCAGTATGCCCCAAAGCCGTAGTAGCTGCTACATCTGCTTCAGGTACAATAGGCTCGTCATCTTGTGTAAAAAATGCTTTATGAGTATTAACGCCCCCAGAAGCGTTTGCAGTCTGAATTTCGCTATTTAAAGCCCAAGTGCATCCACCTCCGACCCCTCCGAAGTGCCCTTGGTAAATCCAAGAGCAGTATTTTCCCACCAAAGTTCTTCGTGGTATTGTTATACCTGATAAATCAAAAGGAGCAGACAGTTCAAAAGTAACTGCTACACTATTTTCAGAGGAAACTCTATCCAATATATACTTTTTAGAGGGGAACTCTACAGGTGGCGTAGTATCTCCGGTTTCCCCTACTAAGTACTTCTTTAGAGTTTGTCGTCTAACTATGGTTTTACCTACCAAGTCTTCGTTACTTAGGCCACCTAAAGAATCCGAAAAGCTACTTAAAACATTCGCTACACTAAGAGAAGGACGATTTGATGCTCCATCTGAAGAAGCTTCTATCCCATCCATCATTATAGGAAAAGCTGTATACTCTCTAACAGTATATGGAGAAAGCTTATCTCTAAACTCAATTGTAGTCAGATCTTCCTCGACTCCTGAATGCATATATATTACAGTACTTCCAAGATCAAGCTCAAAAAGTTCTATTAAGGCACTTCCAGGATCTTGAGTTTGTACGGATTCGATTAATTCACTCATGGTTCATACACTCTTCTAAACATTGCTGTACACCCGTAGAAGTCACCATAAGTATAGTTTTGGTTATATTGTTCACAAACTACTTTAACAGTGCTTTCTCCAGAGTTATTTGAGTCAGGAATTGTAAATTCGAAAGAAGTGACTCCATTCTTAGAAGCAAGAAATGCAGTTATATCGTCTATCTCTTCTTTAGTGCGATTATTAAACGCAATACTGTACTCTTCCTGAATATTATTAATACCATCTGCCAGTCTTTGCTCGTACCCATCTCCAAAGGTGGCTTTTAGCACACGAGGGGATGAAGTACGATTTAAATTTTTATCTGGACGAGCCACTGAGACCCCGTCCAGCAGTAAGAAACCTATTGCCATTATGCTACTCCATAGGGGCTTAATATGCCGCCTGAACGTTTCTGATTTTGAAGCTCTTTCTGCACTGCTTTTGCAATTAGGTTACCCATGTTACCGGCCTCTGCAGAGCTTTGTTCCGTATTAGTAGAGGCATTCCCGTTTGAGTCTATTGCTACGTTTACAGTAACATTGTTGTTTTGACCCACGCTTCCACTCATATCTACTGGAATGGATCTTCCATTAGGTAGAGGCACTACTGCTTCTGTTCCATGAAGAACGGCAGGGTACCCTGTCTTAGACCCACTCGCAATACCTCCCGTAGCGTATCCAGACATCTTCTTTCCTTGAGAGAATACTCCTCCAGTTGCTGCCCCTGTAATTCCAGGCAAGGTAAACCCGGGAGTACTGGTGGGCCCTAGCCCTGAACCTGCGCTCAAAGCAGACGTATTTATAGCAGGACCACCTCCCCCAAAGAATCCTAAAGAAGATTGAATTATTTTTGCTACCAGCATTTGCGATATGATATCAGATAAAGACTTAAGAACATTCATTGCCATATTTCTAAAGGCATCTTTTACAGAAGCAGTTCCTTGTATAATAGAGCTAAAAGCCTCTGAAAATCCACTGGCAAAATTAGTTTGTATATCTAATAATAGTACATTAGTGTCCGACAGCTGCTCGTTTGCAAATTTTAACTTATCCACTTCTTCTACTGCATTTGCTATTGCAACACTTTGCTGTTCAGTTATTATACCTAAACGAGCTCCCAAAGTATCGGCACTTAGCTGCCTTTGTGCCTCAGTAGCAGAGGCTAAAGCTAATAAAGTTTCTTTTTCTCCTTCCCTTAGGCCATCTGCTTCTGCTCTATTTCTAAGCTCTAATTCTGAAACACGTAACTTTGCATCCAACAGAACAAATTCCATAGATACCATTTGACGCTTCATGTCTGCTTCTGCAGTCAGTTGCGCAATCTTAGACTTCAACAAGCCGGATTCTAAATCATACGCATTTTGAGCATTTCTCTCCTGCTTGTCTAAGAAGGCGAAAGGTTCGGTAGACTCTCTACGCTCTTGCCTTGCCATGCGTATCTTAGATAAAGCTATTCGAGCGTCTAAACTTTGCTTATCTAAATCTACTTGAGTCTTTAAAATATTTAAGTACTCTTTGGCCTGGGACATAACTTCAGAACTTAGACGAATTTGCTTTATTTCTCTTGAGGTTTGTAGAATTCTTCCTAAATAGTCACCTTCTTGCCTTGTAGTTTCTAAGCGTGCTTTGTCTAATACTATTTTCTGCTCCAAAAGCTCTATTTCTCTATTTCTTGCGTTATTTTCTTCTTCGCTTAGCTCTGTTAGCTCTGTTAAATTATCTATTCTATTCTGTTTTGCTGTTATTTCTGCCTCTGCTCTTAATATGTCATACGCTACATTTATAATACCGTTGTAAGAGCTTTCTAGGTTTCGTAATTGATTTTCTTGCGCTGTATCAAGAGCAATTGATGCTAATTTTGCCGCGTTTATCTCTTTTTCAAATGCCACCATTAACTTTTTAGTCGCACTAAGCTTTCTAAGAGACTTTAACTGCTCGTCTGTAATTCTTATCCCGCTGTTGGCTTGTTCATTAAGATTATCTATTGCAAGTTGAATATTGCGCACCCCAATGTCTCCTTGAGATAAAGGCGCAAGGCTGCGAACCCAATCGCTACTAGCTGCTTCTGCTTCTGCAATAAGTCTGGTACTCTGCTTTATAAGATTACCTCTCTCCTGAAAGGTATTTCTAATCGCCTGAGCCTCTTGTTCAGTAGCATTTGCGGTACCGTTCAAAACCGCTAGATAGTCGAGGGCAAACTTAGGTTTCATACCTGTTAGTCTTATTACTTGATTAATAGCATTAATTTCATCATCTATAAACTTTTTTGCCTCTTTGTTAGTGTCTAGCTCTGCTTTATTACGTACTAGAGCATTGTTGAACTCTCTTCTCGTACTTCTGCTCATATTGTCCTGGTTAGCTGCTGCCAACCTAACAATTTTGTTTCGTTTCTGCAAGAGTTTATTGTATTCCTTTGACATTTTAAGCGTAGAAGAAAACTCATCAGAACTTAACATAGACGATTTAGTAGCTACATTTGAGAATACTTCGTTAGATCTTCCTGCTTTAATAAGCTTTTCTTGAGTTTCACCAAATTTTTCGTACTCTTTATTTAAATCAGCTAAGCGACTTCTAGTAGGCTCTAAAGAATCTGCAGATTCTTCTGCATCTTTCTTAAACCACCCCATATAATTTGAAAGAAGTTGAAATCCTGTAACTGCAATTGCAAACCAGCCAAAAGCACCTAGAAGTCTTGTGCCCCATGTAAGTATAAATGCACTGGTGCGAGCAATGACCGCAGCTATTGTAGCATATGCGGCTGAGATAGTTGCAGCAGCTCTTTGAGTTGTCGCTACTTTACCGGCCTCGGCTACTTCCAACTGCTTCATAGCAATCTGGAAGTCCCGAACTATCTTAATATCCATACCTTTAAAGATGCCAGCAATTATTATACCGTGCTCATTAACATTCTTTTCCGCTGCTTTTAGTGCTCTTTTAAGAGTAGCACGAGCTTGAGGAGTCATTATCCCACCGCTTGCAAATTGTTGGAGTATTTTTGATTGACTGCCTGCAGCGAGTGCTGCTGCTGCTTGCTCTCGCACTGCTGCTGTGGTGGATTGTATAGTTAAGCGAGTTGCTCTATACGCCTCTTGGGCTTTTACGGCTGCAGCTACTTGTTCCTTAGCATTTAACCGTGCTTGAGAAGCCATGTCCTTAAAGCTAACCCCCATAGCAGCTAACGGCCCCTTTAAGAGAAGTCCAAAAGACGCTATCGCTAGTCCTGGGGTATCTGTAAGTACTTTTGCTAAAGGCCCAACTATCTGATCTGCTAATAGCTTGGCTTTTATTAAAATATCGTCAAAAGCTTTGCCGAGCTGATTATAGGGATTTACTACGCCCTCTGGAGCTAATGCAGCTACTCGGCTTGCTTCTTGGAGTACTTTATTTGCAACTGCTTGACTCTTTTCAAATTGGGTTAATTCATTTGCACTCTTTCCAATTGTACGCGCATATTCTTCTTGAGCATCTTTTAAACGTAAAATAATACCTAATTCGTCAAGTAGTTCTGGTTCTGCTTTTGTAACGCCTCGTACAAGACGATTAAATGAGTCTGTAACATCTCTACCTAACGTAACAGACAAGTCACTGGCAGCTTTACCTAAAGATTTTAGCTGTCCAGGACTTAACCCTGCAGCAGTACCAATTGCGGCTGCTTGTGAAGCGTCTTGAAAGTTAATAGTAGCATTAGTAGCAGATACAATATCGTTTGCAAGAACTTTCATCGCTAAGCCTGTATTTGAGGCATAAGATTGTTGACTTGCTTCAAGTACTTTGAGGTCTCCTGCAGATTTTAGAAAGTTAAATGCAGCAGAAATAGCAAAAGTCTGTGCAGCAAGAGCTGCATAGGCGCCGACGAGTCCACCCATGCCTTGAGACATTTTGGAAAAGTTTTTAGAAGCATTAGAAGAAGCGCCTGCGACACCTTTAATATTTCGGTCAGCGGTACTTGAACCTTTCGCAACTTTATCTAAACTTTTAGATGCTTTATCAGCACTATTAGATACTTTCTTTAAACTGCCTTTATCATCAACCTCTAAGTCTACGGATATTTTATTCTTTGCCATTAGCCAGTCACATTATGGGTGTAGTTTTTACCACTTCCACCGCTTTTAGCTTTACGCTCTTCTTGCTTTCTACGTCTTTCTGCTTCTTCAGCTCTATAATTCATTAAAATTCGTTCGTAAACTTTCATCAAATATATAGTAGTTTTTTGGTCTTCTATGTCATAAACTTGAAAAAGCTGTGAACAATGTGACCAATCTTTTCCCATATAACTACCAGACATTCCTTCCCACTTATCTGATAAAAGGCTAAACATAAAAAATGCCACTTGAACCTCTGCCGGAAAGTCCGACTCAGTAAGTGGCATCTTTTGTGGATCAGGCTCTTGGCCCAATTGCTCACATATCTCTAGATATTGATCCATAGATATCGGTGAAGATTGTTCTTTCACATATCGAGCAAGTAAATCCTGAATCCGGGCTACTTGCTCCCAGTAAAATTTTCAAGATTTGAAACAGTGTCTGTGACCCAAGTATCAAAGCTATTAGAATTTTTCATTAATAGCTCTGCATTTTCTTGATTAAAAACTAGTTCGTCATCAGGGTTCTGTTTTGAGATATCCACCAAAAGAAACTCTTCTAAGTATGAATACTTTAAACCTTTCCAACCTTTGATAACTGCACTAACATACTCTTCCAGGAACCTATCTTCATCTAAGGTTTCTTCTGGTTGATGAGTACGCTTATTAAATTTTGTAGATATGCACCTTTTACGGAGCTTTAACAATTCGTCTCGGCCTAAATAACAAATATCAACAGAGAATCCTTTATACCCAGGAAAATCTACTGAGACTGTCTTGCTTGGTGTTAATAAACTAGCCAGTGAAACTGGCGCTGCGTTAGGAGTAGCTGAATCTGTCATTTTATATCCTTTTATTGTTTTTATGAAAACAAGTGGGGGTTTTTACACCCCCACTTTTATTGTTATTAGTATAGAAGATCTCAACATAAAAGTCAAGAACTATTTTTCTATGCTAATATTATGCTGCACCAACATATATAAGAGCAACTTCATCCGTCAATTCAATGCTGCTTGGTAGTGCATTGAAATTAGTTTCCAAAGCAATAACATCTTCAATTGAATGAGTAGGAATATCAATATGCGCAGTCGGCATCGCAAGCTCCAGACGAGGAGTTGAAGTACCTCCACCAACCTTAAAGGTTAGAGCAAATGAGTTAGTAACAACATTTGTAATTGCTTTCATATCTTCAAAGAAGTCAGAAGACTTATCTGTAGCTGCTGTATCTTTCAACAAGTAACAAGTAAAGTTACCGCTTACAGAACGACCACCAGTAACATGACCAATTGGAAGATTGACTTTGCCTAACTCTTCTGGAGTAATATAAGTAATATTATTTGAAATAGTAATACTTCCACCAGTTAGTGTAAGATCGTAAGATTCTTCTAGCTCATCTACAGAATCTCCATCTGGATCTTGAGTAGTAGGTACAATTGTAAGCTGAGTTAGGCGATTACGGATAAAGTTAGTAGTAGCTTGAGTATCCTCATAGATTGTTGCAGTTGGAAGCCCACTTGCAGTATCATCAATAACTTCTGAGGCTAGGCCTGACCAATCAATAGTAGCAATACCATCAATTTCAAAATTAAGAACAGCTTCATTTACAACAGAGCCAGCTAACTTATAAACTTTCTTGTTTGCATTACCTACTACAAAGTAAATATTTGCAGTTCCAAGAATTGACTTGTTAGAATTTGCAAAACGAATGTTTAAATTGGCTGTAGGTACATCAACGATTGGAGGCAATTGTGAATCATCTCCTTCATTAAAACCTGTGAAAGTACTTGAAGCATAAGCTGCATCGCCTACCATAAGCGCCCACAGAACTTCTTCTACAGCGTGATGGTTTGCAGCAGTATCAGCAGCACCCGCACCAGTACCGGCAG